AGCCCAGTGGCCCAGCAGATCGTGGGTATGGACGGCGCGGCAGAGCTCCTGCGCGAGCAAGCTCGCAACCTGAGCGGCAACGTCAACCGGATCGTCCCAGACCGTCCGACACTGACAGCCATGCAGAATCTGCAGCAGCAAAACGCTCAGCTCCAAGAGCAGCTGGCCATGATCATGGGCGAAATGCAAGGCGGCGCTCCGGGCGCTCCCGGCATGACGCAGGGCCCAGCGCCGAAGAATATGCTGCCGGATGGGTCTCAGGTAGGGGGCAGGGAATCGAACGTAATGTCGCCCCGTCCAAACAATATTTGACTTTTTTTAAATTTGTTGTATAAAATCCACAGATGAAGACGTTTATCGGGCAAAAGCCAGACCGGCAGCACATGCAAGCGCTAATCCGCTGCAAGCTGCAAGAAAATGAAGCGCTACTGGCGCTGTTCCGCACCAAGCTAGAGGAGACCAAGGTCTCCTTGATGCAGGCAGAAGAACCGCACCGACTGTACCGCCTCCAAGGTCAGGCTCAAGCCTTATCAGATTTCCTCGAAGCGGTTGAAAAATCGTCAGAGGTCTTCGACCGGATCAAATGATCCGAATTTTGTAAATCCGAGCAAACCATTACGCGAACGGCAGACCGCAGTAGGAGCCTGAAACGGAGTTGGAGCCCAAGGAGAATTGAATGGCATTGCCAAGACAAGTAGAAGCGCAGTTACGAGAACTGGAAGCACTGGAAAAGCAGCTCGCAGAGGGCCAGAATCCTGCACCCGCAGACCCTGAACCAACGCAAGCAGAGCCTCCCCAAGACCCACAGCCTCAGCAAGCTGAGCCAAAACCTGTTGAGCCAACGCCGACACCGACCGAGCCAGTAGTCGCGGAAGAGACATGGCAGCAGAAGTACAAAACCCTCAAAGGTATGTATGACGCTGAAGTGCCTCGCTTGCATGCAGACTTGCGTGAACTCAAGGGACAAGTGGATAGCCTCCGCAAAGCCTCTGAGACCAAGCCAGTTGAGCCTGCTAAGCCCAAAGCTGCTGAGAAGTTGGTGACTGATGCTGATGTTGAAGCGTTTGGTCAGGACTTGATTGAAGTCCAACGCAAAGTTGCCCGCGAAGTGGCATCAGAGTTTCGAGGCGAGCTGGACGCCATGAGAGCCGAGAATGAGAAGTTGCGCGAGCAGCTGACCAGCACCGGCACCCAAGTGTCTGAAGCAAGTTTTGAGCAGCGCCTGTACCGTATGGTGCCGGACTTTGAAGCAGTCAATGCTAATCCCAAGTGGATTGCTTGGCTCAACGAAGTGGACCCGCTGCTCCGAGCCCCCCGATCTTCTGTTGCACAACAAGCGTTCAACCGAGGCGATGCTGAAGGTGTTGCACACTACGTGGCGATGTTCAAACAGACCGTCGCACCCGCAGAGCAAAAAGCCGACAAGACCGATGAGCTTGAGCGTCAACTTCAGCCGAATCGTGGTGCCACAAGCGCCCCACCTACCTCTCAAAAAGGTAAGGTCTACACCAACGCGGACATTGAAAAAATGTTCCGTAAGGCAGCAGACTTGGGGACCAAAGGGCAACTCGACGCGGCAAAGAAACTTGAAGCTGAAATTGATGCTGCGTTCATGGAAGGTCGCGTAACCGCGTGACCAGTGACACAGCGTTGAACCCCAACCTGTTATTTTTTAGGAGGCCATCATGGCTGCAGTTTACCCCGTCCAATCGCCGTTCAACACGAACCCTTCGTACTCCGGCGCGTTCATCCCCACCCTGTGGTCCGGCAAATTGCTGGCCAAGTTCTACCAGAACACCATGTTGTCTGAAATCGCTAACACCGATTACGAAGGCGAGTTGAAGAACCAAGGCGATACCATCCGTATCCGTCTGGCCCCTTCGATCAGCATCTCTGACTACACTGTTGGCCAGAACCTGTCGTACGAAGTCCCCACTCCTATCTTCCAAGATATGCAAGTGAACAAGGGCAAGTACTTCGGCGTGCAAGTCAACGACGTTCTGGCTTATCAGTCCGACATGAACCTGATGAACATGTTCACCGAAGACGCTGCCAAGCAGTTGAAGATCGCCATCGAAAACGAAGTGTTCTTCAACAACATGGTCACTGAAGGCCCTGCCGCTGCCAACGAAGGCGCTACCGCTGGTGCTATCTCTGCTGCCTACAACTTGGGCACAGACGTTACCCCCATCGACCAAGCCACTCCTGAGAACGTGCTGAAGGGTATCCTGCGCATGTCCACAGTGTTGGACGAGCAGAACGTGCCTGAAGATGGTCGCTGGTTGGTGATCAGCCCCTTCGACCGCCATCTGTTGATGCAATCCAACATCGCTCAAGCCTACTTCACTGGCGACGCTCAGTCGACCATCCGTAGCGGCAAGATCGGTATGCTGGACCGCTTCACTGTGTACGTGTCCAACTTGCTGCCACGCGGCGCTGCTGGCAAGGCACTGGTTGCTGGTTTGACCGACCCCGCCACTGGCGGTACTGTGTCGAGCGCCAAGGCCCGTCGTACCATGGTCGCTGGCACCAAGGCAGCAATGTCCTTCGCCATGACCGTGAACAAGACTGAGCCTCTGCGTAACCAGACTGACTTCGGCGATATCGTCCGTGGTTTGGCTGTGTACGGTCGCAAGACTGTCAAGCCTGAAGCTCTGGTCGTGGCCCAAGTCGGTTCCGCCAGCTGATGAACTGGGCCCCTTCGGGGGCCCTTTCTATTCCCTCATTCTTTGGAGATTTTTATGTCTACTCAATTTTCTCGCAGCATCGGCGGCTACGCTACGGCTACCGCTGGTACAACTCAGACTCAGGCTGGCGCTACCCAGTTGTCTGGTGCCGTTAACGTCGTGACTACAGGCAACGCCAGCGATGGCGTCAAACTGCCTGCTGAGCGTCCTGTCGGCGATATCGTTCACATTGTGAACATTTCTGCTGCTGCTTTGAACGTGTACGCCTCCACTGGCGGCGCGATCAACGGCGGTTCTGCCAACGCAGCCAAGGCCTTGGCCGCTAACATGTCTGGTGCTTACATCAGCTTGGGCAGTGAAAACTGGGGCGCTGTTCTCAGCGCCTGATCGGTGGCACAATAAAGGGGCTCTTAGGAGCCCCTTTTACATTTAACGGAGCATTGCATGAACGTACTTGACCTTCTCGCTCGCCTGAACGGCGAAATCCTGTCTAACAAAGCCCGCGCTATGGTTGACGGCAAAATTGTCATCCTAGCCCGCATGGACGGCGCTGACTGGGTGTACACCGATGAGGGCCAAGCACTGGCCAATGCGCATTCCAACGCCGCTGCGGAAGAGGCTGAAGCCAAACCCAAACGCGCCAAGAAAGTAGAACCTACCCCCGAAGCCCCTGCTGCGGTAGAATTGGCTGATGTAGAGCCTGAACTGTGAGGTAGACCATGGCCACCGCAAAAGTTGTAGACCTTATCTCCCGGGTGCAGACACTGCTCCAAGATACCACGTCCGTACGGTGGCCTGTGTTGGAGCTACAGAATTACATCAACGACAGTTATCGTGAGACTGTTAATCTCCGTCCTGACTCCAACACTGCGACTGGTGAATTTACCTGCGTAGCTGGGGCTCGGCAAGTCGTAACCACTACGTTTGCTTCGGCGCTCCGTGTCGTTGAAGTTGTGCGCAACACTGCTGCAACGTCTGCCAAAGGCGCAGTCCGCATAGTCAACCGTCGCATGCTCGACGATCAGCGCCGCAACTGGTACGCAGAGACTCAGACTGTAGACATCCAGCACTACATGTTTGACCCCCGCTTGCCCAAAGAGTTTCTGGTGTACCCGCCAGCCACGACACTGGCACGCCTTGAGGTGATTTACGCGTCAGTGCCACTGGCGCATACATTGACTGAAGCACAGCTGATTAACTCAGCCACAGCGGAAGTCATCCGCATCGACGACAGCTACTTCAACGCCATGGTGGACTACGTGCTCTACAGGGCCTATAGCAAGGACGCAGAGTACGCTGCCAATGCCCAACGTGCCGTGGCCCACTACCAAGCCTTCCAGAACGCTCTGGGGGTATCTGCTCAGGCCAACGCTGCATCGCAGCCAGGAGTTGCGTAATGGCAAAACTGTGGGCCGACTTTATAC